AGGAAGCCGCCCCCGTGCATTAGCACAGGTTTTTACATCTAGCGACTATTTTATTCAAAGGATTTCTGGTGTGTATTTAGATAGTCCCGCCACGACAGCCGCTGTAACTTACTCTATTGCACTTGCAGCCTCTGGGCCTGACTATGTGCATTTAAATAGAACAAATGCAGACAGAGATGCCGTCGATTCAAGAGCCGCCTCATCAATTACAGTTATGGAGATTGCGGCATGAACTTCAAAGCATTATCTAAACTATACCCAAATGTAGTTATATATGACGAGAGCGCTGGTGCATTTGACGCAGACGGCAACCAAGTCACTATTGACATGGACGCTGTTAACTCTTGGGTTGACCCTGAACAATACAAGTATGACCGTGCAACAGCATACCCAAGCATCGCTGACCAGCTAGACACAATCTACCACGAAGGCATTGACGCTTGGAAAGCTGAGATTGCCGCAGTGAAACAGGAGTACCCCAAGCCATGAGTACATTAGCAACAAACGCCATCACAGACGCAGCAGGTGGCAACACAGCAACCATAAACAGCTACACACCTACCGAGTCAAACATGGCTGGGCGCAACCGCATCATCAACGGAGATATGCGGATTGACCAGAGGAACGCTGGGGCGAGTGTGACTCCAAGCATTCAATCCGCCACTTACATTACAGATCGTTTTTACTTTCTTCAAAATAGTTCTACATTGCCAAGCATTCAGCAATCAACCGATGCACCAGAGGGTTTTACAAACAGCCTTTTGTTTACTAACACCAGCACTGGAACAACGCCAGCCTATGCACAGGTGGTGCAAAACATTGAAGGTCATAACACTGCCGACTTGGGTTGGGGCACTGCGAATGCTCAAGCAATTACGGCTTCGTTCCGTGTTAAATCGTCACTGACGGGCACGTTTTCGGTTGCCTTTAGAAATGCGTCGGCAAACCGATCCTACGTAACCACGTACACAATCAGTGCGCCGAACACTTGGGAAACTAAGACGGTCACAGTCCCCGGTGATACATCTGGTACATGGTTGACCAACAACGGAACTGGAATCTCTTTTATATTTGGATTAGGTGCGTCAAGCGGCACTTCTACAGTTGACCAATGGACTAACTCTAGTAATTATTATCTTAGCGGTTCTGTCAACGTAATGGGCACTGCAAACGCAACATGGCAAATCACAGGCGTACAGCTAGAGGCAGGAAGCGTAGCAACACCTTTTGAAAACGTTGATTACGGCGAGATGCTTCGCAGGTGTCAGCGGTATTACTACGCAAACGTAGGTGGTGGCGGTTCAGTTTCCTCTGGGCTTCCTTCTTCTGGGACTGATATTTATAGAAATGCCGCACCGTTTTTCCCTGTTCCAATGAGAGCAACACCAACAATTTCAGTAGTGTGGAGTACAGGATCAGGACAAGGAAATCAATTTATTGGTGTCCAATCTTTTCAGACATATACAAATGTTTCATCAACATCAGCGCTTGCGGTGTTAAGAAGCTTTACTGCAACATCGGAGCTTTAACCATGTACCAACAGTTTAAAAATAAAGAAGGCAGTCTTGTTGAAAACATAATCAAGCGTATTGCTGACAACGCCTTCATCCCCTTCGACCCCGCCAACACAGACTACCAAGAGTACCTGAAGTGGCTGGCAGAGGGTAATACACCGGAATCAGCTGACCCTGTGGAGTGATAAATGGGAAGCATAGACCCCGTAGAATATGGGAGACTGACAGCACAGGTTGAGAACTTAACCTGTAAAGTAGAGAGCATGGAGACAGACATCAAGGAGCTACTGGCCTTGGCTAACAAAAGCAAAGGTGGGTTCTGGATGGGTATGACTATTGCCTCTATTGCTGGTGGTTTCCTTACATGGCTTTTAACATATTGGAATAGATAATGCTTGCTGAACTGGCAATTGCCAACGCTGCCTTTGGTGTCATTAAGGAGACTATAGCCAACGGTGGGGACATCATGGCAGCGGGTCAGCACATCTTTAAGTTCTTTGATTCTAAGTCTGAGCTTTCAAAGAAGGCTAATTCATCAGGGTCAGATTCAGAAGCTTTCTTTGCCCTTGAGCAGATTAAGCAACATGAGAAGGCTCTACAAGAGCTATTCATTTATCAGGGTAGAGCTGGCCTTTGGGATGACTGGTTAGCCTTCCAAGCAGAAGCTAAACGTAAGCGTGATGCAGCAGCTAAAGCAGAGGTCTTAGCCCAGATTAAACGTAAAGAAGCACTATGGGCATGGATTAACGGGGGTCTTATTATTATATCAGTACTGACTGGTGTAATCATTATTGCTGCTGTTATCTGGTTTATTGCAACCAAAGGACAAATATGATACCTGTAATAGGGAGTTTAATTGAGTTAGGCGGTACGTGGCTTAAAGGTAAGCAGGAAGAAACACAAGCTAAAACAGAAGCTAAGTTAATTACTATTAAAGCAGAAGCTGATATTAAAGCTGCTAAAGCATTGTGTGCTACTAAGATGGCAGAAGCAGGTCAAGCACAGAACTATGACCTAGACAGGCTTGCTATGGAGCAGATGACTAAGAGCTGGAAAGATGAAGTCTTATTATTAGTCTTTTTAATCCCCATGATTATGGCCTTTGTTCCTGACATGGACAAGTATGCACTGGCAGGCTTTGAGGTTATCGCTAAGATGCCTGACTGGTATCAGTACATAATTATTGGTATGGTGGTGGTGATCTACGGTATGCGTGGTTTACTAGAGAAGATTATTGATAAGAAAGTAGGTGTTAAATGATATTCCTGCCTATTGCCTTCTACTGCTACGTTGGCGGTGCTTGTGTGTTTAACCAAGGACAGCTGACTACAGATGTAAAGAACTGCACTGCTCAAAACGAAGTTGCTGAGAAACTGATGCAAATGGACGAAACCGTACAGGCCTATAAGACAACATGTGTTGTTTTAGAACCACAGAGAGCACAGGGAATTGACCTTTGAAACTAACACCTAACTTTTCTCTTGCAGAGATGATCAAGAGTTCCACAGCAGACCGCTTTGGGATGGACAACACACCTCGTGCAGAGGAGATAGAGAATCTAACTATCCTGTGTGAGTGCGTCCTACAGCCCATTAGGGACCATTTTGGCATGGGTGTCCACGTTAGTTCTGGCTTCCGTCATCGTGATGTTAATGCCAAGGTAGGAGGCTCTAAGACCTCAGACCACACCAGAGGCATGGCAGCTGACATTGAGATCCCCGGTATCCCCAATGGGGAACTAGCTCAGTGGATTGTGGATAACCTCTCCTTCCGTCAAGTGATACTTGAGTTCTACACTCCGGGCATCCCTGACTCAGGGTGGGTACATGTTAGCTACAACCCCGGAGACAACAAGAAGCAAGTTCTTACGGCGACCAAACAGGGTGGTAAGACAGTCTATTTGCAAGGTTTAGTAAAATAAAGTAAAAACTACTTGACAAAAGACATAAACTATGGTATACTATACATTAGTAACCTAAGGTTAAAGAACAACATAAAGATTATTAACTTAAGAATACACAAGGAATACAGTAATGGCCTACACTCCTTATAGTCAAGCACTACCAGATACTTCAAGATATACACTAGACCCTGTGCTACAGGAGCGTCTATATCAGCCAGTGAGGCCAGATCCTTACCAAACTGGTATGTTGAGTACCATGGCTAATGACTACTACGCAGACCCCTTTGGTTATACAAACAGACGCTTTGGTAAGCTTGATGAAGTACTAGAAACAGACAAACCTGAGGTTGGTCTTGGTGGTATGTTCGCTCCTCCTCCTCCTCAGAATACTGGTGGTGGAGACTCTGCTTCGGACACTGGTGGTCGTAACTACTACCAAGAACTGGAAGATCGTCTTACTGAACTTAATATCTCAGAAGATGGTATGGACCCAGAAGATGCTCGAGATGCTGCTATTAAATCTGCTTTTGCAATCCAGTCTGCCAATAATAAACCTATAAATGATGCTCTTACATCTCTCAGTAAGCTTGGAGTAGCCGGGTTATTTAGTCAGCTAATAGGTGGTGGTCTTCGTCCAGCAGGTCAAAATGTACCGAATGTAAATAAGAACTCAAACGAACTTGCCCGACAACAGCTTCAATCGAACCTTACAGCTCAAAACACTCGCAACCTTGAATCAGCAGCTATTGCAAAAGCTGAGGCAGAAAAAGCAGCAGCAATCCAAGCAGCAGCGGCAGAAGCGGCAAGAGCAGCTAATCCTTTTAGTATGGTAGCGTACAACGATTCTGCTAGAACAGGCGATTGGGGTTGGTTTGATAATGCTAGTAGCGGACAGCAAGACTCAATAATTAGTAACTTTGAAAGGTCTGATGCTGCTGGTAATGCTGCTGCGGCTTCTACTGGTTATTATGGGGCTGGTGATATATAATGAAACACTCAGTAGGAAAAGTAATAGTACCAGCTACGTTAACAGAGTTGTTCAAAGTCCCTGCTGGTTACAAAGCCGAGGTTAGTACCTTGTTTGCTAGTAACCACACAGGGAATAACAAAACTATCACCCTATACTGGCAACATGCCCACGACATTACCCACAAGATTTACATTGTGTTTAATTATGTAATCAATGCTAACAACTACTTACAGTTCAGCGACAGTATGGTGATGCAAAGTGGTGACTCCATACAGGTGTTAACAGAGGCAGGGTCAGAGATGAGTGTTATTGCCTCGTTTGACCTCAAAAAAGAACCACAGACTGTAGCATTTGAAGGCGAATAAAGGAATAATATGACATATCTAGAACTTGTCAACAAAGTCTTACGACGGCTTCGAGAAAGTGAAGCAACTACTGTTCAAGGTACAGGGAACGTAAATACGTACCCTAGACTTATTGGCGACTACATTAACGAAGCTAAGTCTCAGGTAGAGGTAGCTTGGGATTGGAGTGCCTTGCGTTCTACTTTGACGCTTACAACAGAGGCTGATATATTTAACTACGAGTTGTTGGGTTCACAGAATAACTTTAAAGTCTTAGATGTTTGGAATGACACTAAAGACTTTGAAATGGAATATCGTACTGGATACTGGTTTGACCAACAGTTTTTAGGCGCAAATCCTGCAAAAGGAAGTCCTACAAACTATAATTTCAATGGCGTGAGTGTGGCTAGAAACACTCAGGTAGACCTCTTCCCCATTCCTGATGGTGTTTATGACTTACGGTTTAACGTCACCTTGCGTAACGGAGAGTTGGTTAACGACACTGATACAGTGATGATTCCACCTCGTCCTATCTTTCTGTTAGCCACTGCGATGGCAATTGAAGAGCGAGGCGAGGATGGTGGACAACAAAGCATGAACGCTTATGCTGCTGCTCAGTCGGCATTGTCAGATGAGATTGCACTGGATGCGGCTCGTCACCCAGAGGACACTATTTGGTATAGCGTATGAAACAATTAACACCTACCTCTATTGTCGCACCCGGCTTCTTTGGGTTAAATACACAAGAGAGCAGTGTTACCCTTCCATCCAACTATGCCCTTACAGCCGATAACTGCATCATTGACCAATATGGTCGTATGGGTGCTCGTAAGGGCTGGACAATGCAAACTGTAGATGGTGCAGATGAGTTGTCCGGTCAAGTTGTAGAAGGCATCTTTGAGCATGTTAATGCGGACAACACTGTTGACATCTTAGTCTCAGGTAACAACAAGGTTTTGTTACAGGAGGATGATTTTACCTTAACAGATATTACACCTTCCTTATATACTATTAGCAATAATAACTGGAAGGCTTCTAACCTAAATGACCACTCGTTGTTGGTTCAGCAGGATCAAGAGCCTCTTATATTTACAAGAGAGAGTGGAAGCCCTGTATTACACCCTGAAAGCTCTCATACGGCTCATGGTGGGCCTTATACGCCTTCCTTTGGTACTAGCTACCCTAGAGATGGAATAGCCGCCTACGGTCGTTTCTGGGTGCATGATGGTGAAACTATCTACTGGTCTACGGATATTGCTGATTCAGCTTTCCCTGCCTTCTCAGGAGGAACCAGTGGGACTCTTAACATAGCATCTGTGTTACCTAAGAACGTAGATACAATTGTTGCCTTAGCTGCCCACAATGACTTTCTAATTATCTTCTGTGAGCGTAACATTGTTATTTACTCTGGAGCTAATAATCCTCTTGGTGATTTCCAACTTCACGATATTATTGATGGCGTGGGTTGTATTGCTCGTGATTCAGTGCAGGGTACAGGTAATGACCTTATCTTCCTATCTGATACGGGTATTCGTTCTTTGGGTCGTTTGATTCAAGAGAAGTCTTTACCAATGCGTGACCTTACTAAGAATGTAAGGGATGATTTCTTATCGGCGGTTAACACTGAAATTACTGTTAACAGTGGGTTAAACAAGGTCAAGAGCATTTATTCTGAGAACAATGCTTTCTATTTAATATCATTCCCTTCTCAGTCTCTTG